AAGCAGTTTATTCAATTGATCAGTTTAATTGGAATTGTATTTATTTTTTACCAACAGAAAAGAACTTCGGACAATTCGTTAATGAAAGAGTAGATGAGCCAATATCCAATAATAAACACTTAACAACTTCAGTAAGGCAAGAGAAGACAGAGGGCGTAAAAGATAAAATCAAGGACAGCGTTGCAGTTAAGAAGTTGAAAGGTAGGATATATTTTAAGGGAACGCAGAATACATTATCAATGAAATCAACGCCTGGAGATGTTGTCTATGTCGACGAGTTAGATGAAATGGATACAGATAAAGTTCCATTGATACAAAAACGTTTACATAATTCAGTTATTAAAAAGGAAAGATGGGCTTCAACGCCAACGCTTCCTAACTTAGGAATACACGCAAAATATAAAGAGTCAGATCAACGAGAGTATTTTGTTAAATGTCCTCATTGTAAGAAATATCAGACAATTACTTTTTGGGACAATGTTAAATGGGACGAAGTAGATGGAGAAACTAAAAATGAAAGAATAGAATGTGCTTATTGCAATAAAAAGATATTACCTTACAATTGCGAAGGAGAATGGCGCAAGGGCAATCCTAAGAGCGATGTAGCAGGTTTTTATATACATCAATTACTTTCACCAACTTGTGATTTGAAGGAGCTGATAAAGCAATCCAAGAGTCCGATAGAGTCAGAAATAGAACAGTTTTACAATCAAGGACTTGGACTACCATTTGAGCCAAAGGGTTCGAAAATTACGGATAGTCATTTTGAAAACTGTAAGGGAGATTATAGGATAGGAGAGATAAAAGAGAAAGAGGACGTGTTTGTGGGATTTGATGTTGGTAAGGTTATTCATTATGTTGTTATCACTCCAACTAAGGTTCTTGATTTTGGAGAGGTTAATAATTTCTTTAAGGACGAATTAGATCCTGATAATAGCGCAGAAGAAATAGTTGAAAAATATGATGCAGCACAATTTGCAGTTGACGCATTGCCGGAGTCGCGCAATTCAGTAGAGCTTTGTCATAAGTTTCCGGGAAGAGGCCTTTATGTATATTATGGACTTGATAAACCTAAAAAAGACGAATGGGAAGAGAAGGAGGGACTTATAAATGGATTGAGGTTGAAAAGAAAGCAGACAAGACAGAAACGAACAGAACGGTATCGCTTGACTATACTTTTGCATTATTAAGAGGCAGAAAAATACAAATACCTGAAGATTATAGAAATTATCCGGACTTCGTTAATCATATAAAAAATCTTGTTAGAGTTGTAAGAGAAGACACAAGAGGAAACAAGAAAGCAAGCTATGAAGAAATAGGACCAGACCATATTGCTCACGCTTTTAATTATGCTCATATTGCGAGGGAGTATTATCTTGGAGATATGGGACTTGTATTTTTATAAAGTTTTGATATAATTACATTGTGGCTGAAGTCGAAACAGCCATAACCTTGTAAAGTGTTGTAAAGAAGGTGGCGTTATGCCATTTTCTTTTTTTATGATATAATTAGATAGCACATTGAAAGGAGGTGTTAATAATGAGCGAAAAAGAACTACCAGCAACTTGGTTCTGCGTAAATGTTGACATAACAGATCAATGGACGCACAGGATTTTGAAATCTACCGGCAATTACTTTGTTGGAAGTCAGGAATTATAATCTTAGGAGGTGATTAAAATGTACGGAACTTGTCCAATCTGTGGACGAAAGACGACACTCACAAAACATCATATTTTGAAATGGGCCGTGTTCCATAACGACGATAAAGAGAACACAATCTATCTTTGTGCCAAGTGTCACAACTACGGCAAGAACTGCCTTGAGGAATTGATCAGAGAAAGAGAAAACAATATCTTAAGGCAATACCCTGAAATGTATTTGAACGCATTGCAAGATTATATGAGAGGAGTGAGACCAAATGCCAAGCCCTATGCAAAAAAACGGAGAAACTAAGCAAAACAAACAAACAACTTTTATCTGGTGGGACGGAAAACAAATGTCATTAGACAGCTTCACAAAATTATGCTTTCCTAAGGAAGGCCAAGAAGGGGGACAAAAATAGTCCCCTTTTTAATTTTACTGTTGCGTCGTTTTTTCTAATATGGTATAATTTAGCAAAGCAAGGTGGGGGCGTTCCTGCTTTAATTTATAAAAATTATGAATATATTTGATAAAATTAAAAGTATTTTAACAGGAGGGGAACAATCTTCAGGCTATTTATGGGAAGGATTATCTCTTGGAAGTGCTAAAAATCAAGATTACTACGAGTCAATGGAGAAAAGCTACATTGTTTCAGCTTGCCTTGATAAGATACAAAAAAATACAGCCAACATAGAGCTTTACTTGCAGAAGTCATTAAGAGGAGGGAACGTTGAGGAAGTTTATGAACACGAGTTGCTTGATTTATTATATAGGCCGAATAAGTTTACTACATTCAGGCAGTTGATTGGAGTTACTCAACTTAATCTTGAGTTAATAGGAAAAGCATATTGGTATAAAAAAAGAAACGAGAGGGGGAACAAAATCCAAGAGATATGGTTGCTTCGCCCTGATTTAGTTAGGCCAGTTTCAGAAAATGGAGAATACATTAGTTATTATGAATATACCGGAAGAGGAAAGACAGAAAGATTTAATGTTGACGATATAATTCCATTTGTAAATCCTAATCCAATTGATATGAGATTAGGAAGCTCAAAAATAGCGCCAGTAATTGACCTTGTCCGATCACAGATTTTCAGTTCCCAATGGAATATGAACTTTTTTTATAGAGAAGCAAGACCGGACGCAATTCTTAATATAAAACAGAGAGCGCCTTTAGGCAAAGAACAAAAACAGGAGGCAAGGAATGAGTGGAATCAAAACTTTCAGGGACCAAACAAAACTCATAAATTAGCAATTATGCAGGGAGATGTTGAATATAAGGTTATTGGAGAAAATCAGAAGGATATGGACTTTGTTAATTTGTCAACGAATGTTAGGGACAATATATCAATGGCATTAGGAGTTCCAAAAACATTATTAATGCCGGAAGAAGGAAACAAAACAACTGTTGAGGGATCTATTTATATTTTTATGAGTCAAACAATCAAGCCAAATATGCAGAACATAGTTGATACGCTTAATGAGTTTTTTGTTAATGAATACGACAAGACGCTATTCCTTGATTTTGAGGATCCAGTTCCTGAAGACAATAAGAGCGAGTCAGAAGTATTAAGCGCCTATGTTAATAATGGAATAATAACAAGGAATGAAGCAAGAGAGGTATTAGGATATACAGAGATTGAAGGTGGCGACGAGATATTTGTTCCGGTTACAGCAGTTCCAATTTCAGGAGGTGGAAAAACAGAAGAAAAAAGATTAATAATGACAGAGGATAGAAAGAAGTCAGCGAGAGAGAATAAAAACAAAAAGAAGTTTTATAAATCAATTAGAGGAAAATCAAAATACTTTCAGGCCGAAGAAAAGAAGCAAGAGCTGATTAGTTCAATTGCAAAGAGAGCATTGAGCGAATACAAAAGCAAGAAAGCACCAAAAGGAAAATTAAAAGCATATAACGCTGAAATGAAGCAGTTGATTTGGGAAAGTTTCAATAAGAGTTTTGAGGGAACAGAAAAGTTATTTGAAAAAATGGCCAAGAAACTATTTACCGATCAAGAAAAAAGATTGACTGAGTATTTATTTAAGTCAAGAAAAAGCAAGGATTACATTTTGAAAAAAGATTTATCAGATTCAGTTAATAAATACAATTGGAAAAAAGAAATATCAATTTTTATTGATGTAGCATTGCCACTTCATACAAAGACAATAGTTGACGCAGGAAAAGATGCAGCAACAAGGATTGGATCTGTGTTTGATGTTAATGAGGAGGTAAGAGCGTATATTTCAGAAAAGACAATAACATTTGCCGGAGAGGTTAATGAAACGACTAAAGATAGGTTAAGAGAAACATTATCACAGGGAATTGAAGAAGGAGAAACAATGGAAGATTTAAAAAAAAGAGTTGAGCATACTTTTGATGTAAGGAAAGGAGCAGCAGCAAGGGCAGTTGCAATGACAGAAACAGCAGGATCGGTAAATG